ATGCTAGTTACAAATAATCTTGCCATTTTCTTTTCTCCTTAAGACAGGTACGCTGTCCCTGAGAATGGTTGAGCCATTGTCAGTGTTAAATTACTAGTATTATTATATTCTATTCCTGTTTCTAATATGTCGCCTGCGCTATTTTTAACAGTGACATTTGGATTATAGTTTAGATTATGAGTTATAACCAAGCTATATATTCCATTAGATGGTCCGCTCAATTGGCTAACCTCCCAAGAATATTGAAAATAGGTTACTTCAGCATTTAGGGTAAAAGAAGTGGCTCCAGCCCAAGTAGCATCAGATAGTTTTGGGCCATAAAAAATAGTAGTGTCCTTGTCATAATAAAAATCGCCTTCACGACCTAAATTATTAGCTGGTGCACCTTGTCCATTTAAAATGGTTCTTCCTGATGGGCCTTGTGGTCCAGGGGTTGAAATTACAACCTTATTAACATCTTGAGTTACTGTTACATCATTGACTGTTTGGGTTACTAATACTGTCTCTGCCATTATATAGTCACTGACCTATTTAAGGTCATGAACCCCTCTAGTAATTTGGTTTTTACACCATTTGAATCTGTTAACATGACGTCGTAAGATGATTTTGGATAAAACAACTTACTTGTCTGAGTAGGAGTCATTGTTAATGTCAATTTACCGAGGGCTGCATCTATAACTATACCACCTGAAGGTGATGTTAATGTGACTGCTAGTTTACTTCCTCCTGCAGTATCTCTTACCTGCATTTTTGCGGAAGCACCAGTTAGATTAATAGCTGTACCAGTATCATCCTTGTATTCAATAATGAATCTAAAGGTTGTATTCTGATCTACTTCAAAGTTCTTTTGTCCTGCCATTTGCTAAAATCTCCTAAAATAGGAAAACTCCTATGTGCCTTTAGAATAACTGGTAAGCATGCTGCAATACCACCCTTAATTAAATCTCCTGGGTCAGTATTTCCAGTCATATAAAGAGCAATGGCTGCGCCAAGAAAATGGCGACCATAGCTTGCTAACGCTGCTAGAACTTTCTCTTGCATTGTTACCTTTCCATCACTATTAAGATCTTGATTCATAAGATCCTCCTATTTCTGGGCGTTGTGCCCAGGAATTTTGGGTTTTATCCCAATATTATTATTGTACCACTATCATGAGATATCTACAATCTCGCAGTTTCCGTCTGAGGTACATGCTAGAGTCTGAGTTCCGCTTGTTCCGTCTTCTGTCTCATAGAAAGATAGGTCTTCCCAACGAATAGTGTTGGGCATCTTTGAAACAAGAGCGTCATACTCTTCTTTAGTTACTTCTTGGTACGGAGCTTGCTTATATGAGTGATCTGAGTGTGGCAGGAATGAAATACCTGATACTTCATCAAAGTGCTTATATACCCATGCTCCAACTTCCATCCACTCATCTTCTTTTACAGAAACTGTAATTGAAGGCTTATGCTCACACCAAGCACGTTGGTAAACTAACCATGTATTCAAGTGTTCGATTGCTGTTAAATCATTTCTTAGAATTGCACCTTGTGGTGCCTTTACTGGGAATGAGAAAACATATGTATCGTTTGGCTTCATGAAATCATCTTCTACTGGAATGCCCACTTCTTTTAAGAAAGTAGATAGAGGATCTTTCTTGTCTCCACGAACAGTTCTAATGTAATGCTGTGAATGCCAAGGATGCATTCCTGAAGATACTCCTACAAGTTGTGATACGGTTCCTGAAGGCTTAACGCAAGTGATTGCAGCAGATTCATTGATACCAATCTTTCCTGCTTCTTCCTTGTTTGTCTCTCTTGCATACTCACGAAGGCCGTCTAAAGTTTCTTCTAGCTTCTTAAGGTTTTCTTTTCCAGAAAAAAACTTGTTTCCAAATTGTCCTGTAAGTGAAACTCCTAGAAGTCTTTCTTCTTCAGTATTATCTTTCCAAATCTTACGAAGATACTTAAAGTCTGTTAGTGTTGATTGCCATGTACCAAGAATAGTAGCTAGTCTTACTTTTTCCGCTACAGTCTTTGGTGTATCGTTTTCACGAATTACAACTTCTGATAGGTTGCAAAACTGATAAGGGCGAAGGATAATTTCTGAGCAAGGGTTAGTTCCATAGTGGACCTCTGGATCTCTGCGTCCCCATCTTGCTGCTTGCTTTTGAGCAGCGGCAACATTGTATATGCCACGCTCACCTGATTTTGAGTCATATAGATTCTTCCATTCAGCAATAAACTGTTCCATCTCTGGTTTACGAGAATATGCTACTGAGTTATTTGATAATGCACGTTGAGAGTTATTCTCCCACCAGTTTCCAGCTTTTGCAGATGCCATCTCAATGTCATTAATGTTTGAAAGAGAAATCATTGCAGAGCGACGGACTCCGCCAACAACAACGATCTCACCAATCTTACACATAATATCATGAGCTTCGATAGGCTTCAACTGACGACCTGCTGCTGACTTAAACTTTGCGATTGTAAAATCAAAAAGATTAATAAGAGGTTGAGGACCTGATGATCTTCCGCCCATGGTCTTAAGTCTTGCTCCTGCTGGACGCAACTTGCTAACATCGATTGCTGGAATCTGTCCTGACCATAGTAGTGCAAGTAGTTCACGGTATGCCTTAGCCCAGCCTTGCTTTGAATCTTCTACTGTAATGATAGTTGTAGACTTTTCAAATAATCTTCTACTGTAATGATAGTTGTAGACTTTTCAAATGTTTCTGGGACGGAAGGAAGCTTATTGACATACTTGTATTCAACAGAGAATCCAACACCAGTTCCACACATCAAGATATACATTGTTTCATCAAATGATCTTGGATTGTCTACTGGAACAAATGAACAGTTGTATCCTGCAACATGGTCTCTGTCAAGAGCGGCACCTGCAGTCATTACTGCTCTCATTGATGGCATTACATTGCGATTGTAAACTGCATCTTTAATGTCCTTGACAAGTTTTTCATCTGGAGTGTATCCATGATTTTTGCCGAGGTGGTTGAGAATGAAGTTGAAGTATCTATCAACTGTTTCTCCCCAAGTCTCACGACGATTCTCTTCAGGAATCCATCTTGCATATCTTGATAGAGCAATAAAATTTTCGTATGGTGTTTCAATAGTCTTTGACATATAGCCTTTTTCCTCCGCCTTTTCGGTTAATAGATTTTGAGTAAGAATCTAATTCTACCAAAGATTCTTTAGATAGGGAAGTCTTCTAAGAAAACTTTTTAAAAATGTCTTCAAATGCATTATTGGTCAACTGTAACCAATTATATTCTTCATGAACCTTTTTTGATTGAGCAAAATAATACCCAGAATATGCTTTTGAATTTTCTGCAAAATCTTTCATAAGCTCAAGTAGATGTTCATAGTTTGGATCAAACACTTTACCCAAATGAGGTTGAGGCCAAGGTGAATCTATTAATTTTGATTCTATTTGTAGTGGACCAAGAAAGTTCTTATATTGAGCCCATCCAGAAGTTGAAATAACTGGCATTCCAGTAGCAAGTGCTTGAAGAGGGATAAAGCCAAAACCCTCTCCATAACTAGGATAAACTAAAACATCATGGTCATAATAAAGTTTTAACATTTCTTCTTCTGAATAAGGTTTATCTATTATATATATATTATTATATACTTCATTTGGTAAACCTATAATATTCTTATCTATATTATTATTATATATTCTAGTAGTATTATTACCATATGCTTTAATAGTTAAAGAATAATCAGGATTGTTTCCAAAAAGTTTTGCAAAAGCATCTACAACCATTTGCCCAGCTTTTCTTGGAGCAGGTTCTCCAACATGTAAAAACTTTATCTTATCCCCTTGAATTCTTTTTCTAGGTTGCCAGATATCTTCTATACCATGTGGATAAACTTTAACATTTTTAACTCCACATGATTCAAATACTTCTTTGCACCAATCTGAAGTTGTCCATATCTCATCGCAATGAAACATTGGTTCCATCCAATCATCTGGAATCAATGTAGATTCCCATGGAGTATAACCAATTTGATATTGATTTCTATGCATTTTAAAATGAACAGGTTGTGAAAAATTTAATTGTACTGGAGCTTCTTTTGTTTGATATGGAGTTTCATGCCCTAGTTTATTTAATGATTCTACAACCATTTGACCAGCATGACCGTATCCTACCGCCTTATTAAAGTTAGAAATTAGTGTCGAGAAAGATATTTTCATTTTTTTCATTCTGGTTGACTGGCTTGACAGGTATTGTCAAACAATGTTACTATTATAGTTCGTTATCTCTAAAGGAGGAATGCCAATGGAGAAGATCAAACAAAGTTTGAGCGATGTTGCTCACAACTGGGCCGCAATAGGAATGATAACATTATTTCTATTTGGAGTCCAGCCAGGTCCAACAGTAACTCAAGCTGTAGAAGTTAAACAAGAAGTTGTTGAAACTTTAAACAAAAAGCAAGAAGCACAACTGAATAAAGAAACGCTGGAAAAATTCAGCAATACTGTGTACAAGCCTTCAGAAATGCTGTCAGACAAAGAGTTAATTAACTTATTGTCAGCAGTAGGATTTGAAGGTAGAGCCCTTAAAATGGCTTGGGCCGTTGCCAAGAAGGAGTCCAATGGACGACCAATGGCTTATAACGGGAACAGGAATACTGGAGACAGTTCCTACGGAATTTTTCAGATCAACATGCTAGGTAACCTTGGTGATGTTCGTAAAGAAAAGTTCGACCTGCGATCAAATGTACTTTTATTTGATCCAGTAATCAACGCAGAGATAACGTATCATATGACCAATGGCGGACAAAATTGGTCATCGTGGAAAGGCCTAACGCCGACCACTAAAGAATGGCTAGAAAGATTTCCTAGCTAATTAGGAGAAAAGTTGCGAAAGATACAATACGTATCGAAGTACATAGCACTTTCACAAGAGGGCCTTGTATCTAAATTGGATTGTCCATTAGATCAAGGCCTTCTTATGGCCAATATGGATAATGATGATAATGAGTTCTTATACTGTTTGTCATGTAGTTATAAAAAAGAAATTGGATTGTCCTTTTTCGAATCTTTAAAAAAAGAAGTGGATAGGTTTACAGATGTCTGAAGAAACTCCTGAGAAAAGCAATATAGAAGACAACCTGCAGATGGTTACATATATCATGCTACATAGGTTATATGACATTATGATATTGCTTGCAAATATGACGGCAAAGAGTGATGATGATAAAGAACAGATTGCTAAAATGATAGAGTATCATGAGGCTGGTTATTTACTTGGCCCTAATCCAGCATATACTCCAAATCCCGCTGAAGAACCTGAATAAAAATAAATATTAAAATCAGTTGACTTAAAATTATCGGTATTTTATACTATATTAGTACAGGTTGTAGCATCCCACTTTGCTCCCTGTACTCTGCGCCTTAGCGCAGCAAATCCCAATCGGATCCGCCTCTGGTTGGGATTTGCCTTTTATTAAGGTATAATACTAATATGAAACTTAGACATAAAGTACAAGCACTCAACTCTACCCCAGTAAATCTTGTTGTAAGAGAAGCAACAGATGCTAGAAATTCTATGTCTATCCAGAATGTTGCAAACGTAGGTTTTGCATATTTAGGTAATAGTTCTGTTACAACATCAGATTATGGAATAAAGTTGTTTCCAGGACAGATATATACAATAGAACTTTCATCATCAGATGATCTTTGGGCGGTAGGAGATAGTGGAGTTTCAGTAGCTATCTTCAACATTGATAGAGCATGAACACTTTAAATCCAGGACCAATTCCAGCAC